GTTAGCTTTATGTCAAGATATACTTTAGCAGAAACAGAATTAGACGAAATCGGATTTACTAAAAAGTGGCAACACAATGGTATTTTTGGATCAGCCCCAAGCGCAGGTCACATTCACGTCGCGGTAATTGACGAAGACGGATCAGTAACAGGTGCAGCAGGTACAGTTGTTGAAAGATTTGAAAACTTATCAACTACAGTCGGCGCGGTCGGCCCGCAAGGTCAAACTAACTATTACAGCAACGTAATTGAAAACTTCTCCTCTTGGGTGAAGGTAGCAAATACAGCAGTAGTTAGTTCACAGGCATCTAGCTCAGTTGCAGTATATGAATCCATGGTAAACGGTACTGATGCAGCAACGGAATCTAACGCAACGTTGGCCGCTATGGCGTTTGCTTACGATACATTGAAGAACTCAAACGAGCTCGACATTTCAATGGTTATGGTTGGTAAAAACGACGACGCAGCAACAAGAGCAAATTATATTTTGTCAAACGTTGTAGACTATCGTAGAGATTGCGTAATGTTGGTATCACCTTCAAAAGAAGCAGTCGTAGATGAACTTAAAACAAATGCCAAACTTACGAACGCAATTGCGCATCGTAATAAAATCCAAAACTCTTCATACATGTTTATGGACAGTGGATACAAATATCGTTACGACAAATATAATGATGTGTATCGTTGGACTCCTCTAAACGGCGACATGGCAGGCCTTATTTCAAGGGTGGATGCTTGGGAATCACCAGCAGGTTTCAGAAAAGGCGTTATTAAAAACGTTGTTAAACTTGCATTTAATCCAAGTAAACCACAAAGAGATCAGTTGTACGGCGCAGACATTAACCCAGTTATGTCACAGACAGGTCGCGGAATCGTTCTCTTCGGTGATAAAACCGGTCTTGGAATGGCAAGCGCATTTGACCGTATCAATGTACGTAGATTGTTTATTGCGGTTGAAAAATCAATTGCTACAGCAGCTGAAAGTTTCTTATTCGAATTTAACGATGAATTTACACAAACACAGTTTAGAAACATCGTTGATCCATTCTTAAGAGACATTCAAGGACGTCGTGGTATTATTGACTTCAGAGTTATATCTGATTCCACAGTCAATACTCCTGAGGTCATTGATCGTAATGAATTCCGAGCAAGTATCTTCATCAAGCCAGCCCGTTCAATCAATGTTATCGAACTTACGTTCGTAGCTACGAGAACAGGTATTGAGTTTGACGAAATCGTTGGTCAGATCTCGTAATAAATAGTTTAAAATAGGAGAAGAAAAACATGGCATTCAATATCAACCAGTTCAAATCAGAACTCGTAGGTGGCGGTGCACGTCCAACGCTCTTCCAATGTCAAGTCACTAACCCGATTTCCAATGTAGCAGACATCAAAGTTCCATTTATGATTAGAGCTGCAGGAATTCCGGAATCAACTGTTGGCCAATACACGGTGCCCTACTTTGGGCGCCAGGTCAAATACGCTGGTGATAGAACATTTGCTGACTGGACGGTCACAATTATCAACGACGAAGATTTTGCCATTCGTAACGCTATGGAAGAATGGATGAATTTTATTAACTCTCATGATTCAAACTCAAGAGGGTTACCACAACAATATAAATCTACTGGGCAAATCACCCAGTACAGCAAAGACGGTTCGCCATTGCGTACATACGTTTTCGAAGGTATGTTCCCAATTAGCGTCGAAGGTATCCAAATGGATTGGTCACAGACAGATTCAATCGAAGAGTTTTCTGTAACATTCCAGTATGATTTATGGAGAGTTGAAGGAAATACCGGCGTACCAACTACATAATATATAATGAGAAAGTGACAAAATGAAAATTTTTGGTTTTGAGATTAAACGTGAAGCGGATGAGGTTGAACCATTAACCTCATTCGCGGAACCTATTAACGATGATGGTGCTATCACTGTCAGCGGTAATGCTATGGGTGGATTCTATAGTACTATTCTGGATATGGAAGGTACTGCTAAAACAGAGTCTGAACTCGTCAGTCGTTATCGTGCTTTAGCTATGCATCCAGAAATTGCACAGGCTGTAGATGAAATCGTTAACGAATCTATTAGTGTCGACATTGACGATAAAGTCGTTGAATTACTATTAGATGACGTTGACCTGCCCGACAAAGTAAAAGATAAACTTCAAGAAGAATTTGATAACGTAATGAGCCTATTTGACTTTACGTCTCAAGGTTACGATATGTTTAGCAAATTCTATGTTGACGGAAGAATCAACTACCACGTAATTATTGATAACGAAAACATTAAAGACGGTATCAAGGAATTGCGCTACGTGGATCCTCGTAAACTTAAACTTATTCGTGAAATGGATAAGAAAGATAAGGATCCACACTCAGGTATTCCTGTAAAGAGAACTAGAGCTGAATACTATATGTATTCTGAAAATGGCTTTGGCGGTAATAAAGGTACCATGCAATCAGGCACACAAGGCTTTAAAATTGCAAAAGACTCAATAGCTCGAGTAACATCAGGCATGATGAGCGAAAATAACGCTCTTGTTTTATCGTACCTACATGGTGCTATTAAACCATTAAATCAGTTAAGGATGTTGGAAGATGCGACAATCATTTACACAATTACACGAGCTCCTGAAAGAAGAGTCTTCTATATTGACGTTGGTAACTTACCTAAATCGAAAGCTGAGCAGTATATAAAAGACATGATGGTTCGCCATAAGAATAAACTGCAATATAACTCTTCAACCGGCGAAGTTACAGACTCGCGTAAAATGATGACAATGACTGAGGACTTTTGGTTTCCTCGTCGTGGTGGTGAAAGAACAACTGAAGTTGATACGATGCCAGGCGGATCCGCTGCCGGTTTAACAGATGATCAAAATCTTCAGTATTTCCAGCGTAAATTGTTTAAAGCGCTCAAAGTTCCTTTATCACGTTTAGAGCCAGAGACAATGTATTCCTTTGGCCGCGTTTCAGAAATTACTCGTGATGAAATGAAATTCGGTAAATTCGTTAAAAGAGTAAGATCTCGTTTTTCTACTCTCTTTACTCAAGTACTTGAAAAGCAATTAGTGCTTAAAGGTATTATGACTCCTGAAGAATTTATGGAAATCAGAAACGATCTTAGATATGACTTTATCCAAGATAACTATTTTGAAGAATTAAAAGAGGCTGAAATTCAGCGTGAAAGGCTCACGACGTTGCGAGACGTTGAAGATGCCATTGGCGTTTATTATTCTAGAGATTGGGTACGCAAAAACGTATTGCGCATGACCGAAGATGAAATAAAAGAAATGAAGAAAGAAATAGAATCAGAATCAAAAGAAGAAGCTGAGTTAGCCGCAGCCCAGGAACCGGAAGACGATTCAGAGCCTGAACAAGAGCAAGAAGCGTCAGCAAATAATATAAATGGATAAATACATTAATAAAACTAAATTTTTCTTAGGAGACAAATAAAATGAAATCCTTCAAGCAAATGGTCAGCGAAGTAGCTAAACCTATTTCTCCAGATGAACAGCGGTTCATCGACCAGCATACTTACGAAGTTCAGAAACATCCTGTTGCACTAGACCATCAGTTCACGGGTGAAATTGCAGGCAAGCCATCTAAAACTAAAGAGCCTGATGCATCTACATACGATGCTGCATATGCTGCAAAAGAACCAGCCGTTGAAAGAATCGGCGAAGAAGTGGAGCAAATTGACGAGATTTCTCGTAGCATGACTCCTATGAAAAATAAATTCGGCGGCAGAGTTGATCCAAAGAAATTTGATGCATATAAAAAATATATGAAAAAGAATAACCTTGATGAGCCAACCGTTCGCATGATTGCTGATGACCCAGATGCTGGCGAGTCAAAGCAGATGATGAACAATCCAAAGTATAAAGAAGCAATGAAATTATACCGAGCTGCTCACATCAAAGAAGAAGTGGAGCAAATCGACGAGATCTCAAAAGATATGGCTCAAAGGTATTATAGTAAATCACAGGATTCTATGCATAAATCTATGAGCACAGTGATTGGTACAAAAAACGCTCGTAAGCCTGAAAAGAAGAAAGCATACGACGATGCTCGCAAAACATTACACAAGCGCGTCAAAGGATCGGATATGGCGGCTAAGCGTTTAGCCTATAAAGGTAAAAATGAAGAAGTAGAATTAACTGAAAACCCAATGGAAGAAAAACCAATGATGATGGGTGCTCTCCGCGCAATGTCTCACAACATGATGGGTATTGCAAAATACGT